GGTTTATTATCTGACATATATGTTCTCCTTGTTAGGAATATATGTTATAGCATTAATCTTTGTTATTGTCAACTAGCTTTGCTATCTCTTGGACTTTCTCATCTAGCTTATGTAGTTCAGAATAGAACACAGGATTGTCTAGGTATTTTGTTTTAAGTTCAATCATAAGTTCATCAAACTTTTTTATTTTTAATTGCACTTGTCTTGATAGGTTTGTCATTTTTTATAATTCCAATGTCTATTTTTTTTACATTTTCTCCAATACATTATGGTATAAATAGTTCTTTTAGGTTTTGTTTTAGTCATACCACAAACTCTATTTAGTTTATAACATACATATTTTTTACCAGTAGATACCCAATGATAATAATTATTTTTATTATACTTTGGTTGGTGTTTCTTAATTAATTTACTTTCTAATTCTCTAGCTTTCTTTCCATTATTCATTGGAATAATAGAATAGTGTGTGAATTGTTTTTTAATTAATTCATTTCTGTGATTCTCTCTACTATTTATCCATTGGCTATGTTCGCCTAATCTCTTACCTAGATTAAAGGTATATCCAATATATACAATCTCTTTCTTATCATATAGAAAATATACACAATACCCTATATGATTATGTTGTTTATATGGTATTATTTTCATCTGTTCCTGCTACTGCATCTAAAAATATATCTGCATTAAAGTTTGGATTATCTTCTTTAAAGTATTGGCAAAGTTTTAGCAATATCATATGGTCGCTATCTTTCCAACTATACTTATTTAATATTTTTGCTATCGCTATATAGTTTTGTTTTGTCATCATAATAGTGTCAGTATATAAAAAAACCCCCAATGTGTCAAGCACAGAGGGGGTTATCTTTTTTAAAGAGAGAGCTAAAAAAGTCGGTTAATCTAGTAAAGTCATATAGGCTTTAACATTGAGCCTACTGAATTTATCTAAACATTTTCGCATTGTTTTATAATCTTTATCAAATTCTGCCTCTTTGATTTTGATATAAAGTTTATGTTCTTCTGGTGTTAGCATTTCACTTTGACCAGAATAAGGGTTGGTTGTTTTTATTTTTTCTATCATCAAGCACCACCACGCAATATGCTATTAAATTTTCTCATCATATGCTCGGTAATATTATCAAGCTGATTAGTTTCTTTCCATATGTCTTGCAATTCGTGTAGCTTGATAGTATTTTCTCTCTCGTAGTTTTCAGCTTTGTTTTTTGATTGTACTTCTTCAATCAATCTATCTGTTTGGTCTGTCATAGTTTTCTCCTTTGTTTATTTATACATACTACAATAAAAAACCCCCTGCGTCAAGCTGACACAAGGGGTTTCACGTTTCACTTTCCATTTCTATCCTCCGATTGTAAGTATTAATGACACAACCATAAACACTACAATCCAAGTATAAACAACTGCCATAAGTCCTCCTTTATTATTTCTTTCATAAACTTATGGTAGCAGTAGCCAATATCGGTGTCAAGTAAAAGACTTTATACAAAGCACCAATAGATATGACCATACGATAATGTTTATTGAATATAATATGTACATTATTTTTTACCCTTTGGTTTAGGTCTTAATATCTCAAATATGTATCTGTTTATTTCCCGTTCTCTTTTTTGTATTCTTTTAATCATAAAGCAAGATACACCATAAAGAATAACCCCTGCGATTACAAGGGTTATTCCTATATACATAACTAAATTAATTGTCATATATACTTTCATTGATTGCTCGTATTGTTGAATTAACAACTGGAACAATACTCTTTATATGCTTTTTAGGTTTATCTTTAAATGTACTTTCAGCAGTAGCGATAACTAAAAAATTACTCATTATCTTATTGAAAGTATTAAAATTTGAGTTAAGTTTTTTTAATTGCTCAACCACCATTTTAGTATTGTCATTTTGCTCACTCATATTTTTTTCTCCTTTATAAGTTGATAAGTACATAGTACAACTTTAGGTGGTAGTAGTCAAATGGTTTCGCTTGTCGCAACCTTACGAGAATTTGAAGTGAAATTTACAAAATACAACCATAAGAGGTATGCAGTTTTTGCATAGGGTAAATGTTCTCATAATGTTCTTATAATGTTCTATACACTCATAGCGTGTATAAATAAGGCATAAGTAAGGCATTGCCACAATTCGGACACTTCCCGACTTCGGAGATGGCAAAAATAAGGCAAGAATAAGATCAGTTAAAAAAGCTATATTTTAAGGGCTTAAAGGTGCGACATATTGCACATTTTAAATATGCTCAAATGATTTGATTTATAAAAAGACTTGAAATATACTGATTTTAGTTAATGTATTTTGCTGATTTAACTCAACTTAAAACTTATAAAAAAAATCAGATATATCCTAAAAGTGATATTTCTTTTTAGTGTCCAAAGCTAAAAAATTAGATATTAACTCGGCTTGATTGTGGTGGATTGAATAAGTGTGATTTTCGGTGGAATTTCGGAAAGCATAGGTAATAAAATGGAAAAAATACAACCTCAAAAAAAGACAATGATTGATAAAATAAATCAAGATGATCTTGTAAAAAAAGATATCAATTCATTTTCAAAATCATTGAATGCAACTCAAAAAGCAACCATTGAGGAAACAAAAAAGCTAGTTGAAAATAGATCTGATAATCTAGTCGGTGGTGAAACAACTGATTTACAACTTGTTTTTAATTTTGCTTATAAATTAAAAGATGTACTACCAATTAAAAATTTTTTTAAGGGTAGAGATCAAAAAAATTTTAAGCAATTAAATGAGTTTAAAACATCAGATATAAAACATTTTACTGATGTTGTTTTGTGTGTATCAATGGGCAAAAATGCTGATGATATAAAAGACAGCGACAGCTACTTTTATAGAGTGTTAAGGGATATTTCAGTATCAGTAATTTACGAATTAAAATTTAATGTAATTCGTAAAAATGTTGATAATGAATATTTTAATAATCCTATTGGTAGAAAACCAAAACAATTATTTATATCAATGACCGATGTAAATAAATTTGACCGATTGAAGACAAAATATAATCCTAATGGAAACACTAGCGATTATGTTAGTTTTCAAACTTTCCACGCAATCTCAAACTTTAGATTGTTAGGGAAAGAAAGCCACGACTCAGATAAATCAACTCTATTGCGTAAATTAGAAAGTCTTCAAGATTATCTTGTTAAGAATAAAATTCTTTCAAATGATCCAAATATGAAAGCACAAGAAATAGACGCAACTAATTTTGTTATCAGTGATTTATTGTTAATGCTCGATCAAGATAATCAATTTATCCAGATCGCTGACACATTAACATTTATAACTGATGATGAGAAAGACGCTGATCTAGATGAGAAAGAAAGACTTGTTAATTTTCATAAGCATATTGGCAATATCGAATTTGTTAAATATGACAAAATGAAAAAAGCAAAATCTATTGTCGCTGATAGTGGGGATAGTTTTTTGCAACAAGTTAAACAAGTACAATAATAATAACTAATAGAAATTCCACCGATAATCACACTTAATAAATACTTGGTTTACATAAGGGAAATATTAGGCAAAAATTTCCCATACCTAATCAAAAATAATTTGGTAAGTACCCAAGTAAACCACCAAGAAAACCCAAGGGCAACCATTGGGACATTAGGTCAAAAAATATAAACCTAACAAACCACCAAGAAAAACGCTAGGGTATACCAGTAGCCACCCACCTGTGTGTGTACACACATACCCAGTCACCAGAAAATCCCCAAAGTCCATGTAAACCACTATCGGGCTACATTTTAGGGCTAAATATTCCGACAATATTCCCTGGAATATCCCTAGGGGGTATGTATAAATAGGTATGGTATATGTGTAAAGGCCCCCCTGGTGGTTCCTATGAACATTATACACCCTGTTACCAATTTTGTCTAGTACAATAATGTCGCAGATCTAATTATTTAAAAATAATACTTGACAAAATTGAATATAAGCACTATAATAGAAAGATATATTATTCAAAGGACACACATACACGCACAATTCAGTAGAACAAAAGGGGTCATCACGAATAATATAGAATTTATGCTAGATCTAGACATAGAAAAAACAAAAAAACTTCCTTTTAAGGAAATAATGGAGATAATTAATGCAAAACATGGATTCTTCTATAACGAAAACTCACAAAAGAAACTTAACAGATATGCAAGAGAAGTTTCTAGACGTATTGTTCGGAGAAGCAAAAGGAAATCCACGAGAAGCCGCAAGAATAGCAGGGTACTCGGAGCATAGTTATCCTAAAGTAATTAGAAATCTCAAAAAAGAGATAACAGAATTAGCGGAGACTCACTTATCGACACACTCTGCCAAAGCAGCTACTCGGTTAACAGACCTACTAGACGAAGACGGGACCACACCACACTCTAACATTCGTCTAGCAGCTGCTAACTCGGTATTAGATAGGGTGGGTATCACGAAAAAAGATCAACTAGATATAAATATGAAAGCTATGCATGGAATATTTATATTACCAGCTAAAGATGGAACCAGTAAAGATAAAAAA